ATGCGCGTCCAGAAGACGTGCAAGGAGATGAAGGTCGACCGGCTCCTGATCGAAGACAAGGCCGCAGGCCACAGCGTCGCGCAGGAGCTGCGCCGCCTCTTCGGCTACGACGGCTTCGCCGTCCAGCTCGTCAATCCCGGCGCCCTCGACAAGGTCGCGCGCGTCTACGCCGTGCAGCACCTCTTCGCCGAGGGTATGATCTTCGCGCCTAACCGCCAGTGGGCCGAGATGACCATAGGGCAGACCACGACGTTCCCCCGCGGCAAGCACGACGACCTCGTCGACACCGTATCGCAGGCCCTGACGCACCTGCGGCAGGCCGGGATGCTGACGCGCAGCAGCGAGCACATTTCCGAGGTGGGTGAAAGCCTTCGGCACAGGGGCGCGCCACCGGCTTCGTTGTACGGGATCTGAAAAATCACAGTCGAACTGGGCTCGACTGTTGACAGACTGTCACTATTCTGAATGACGCCCGGTGTGTTATCCTTGCATTCCCACGAGGTTTCTGAATGGCGTTAGTGCCGGGGTTGAACCCCAACATCCGCTTGGTCCAGCCTGACCCCGACGAGCTTCCGCCGGGTGAGGATGTCGTTGTCGAGGACGCGCCCGAGGGCGCCGACGTCGAGCACCTCGACGACAAGGGCAACGTCATCCAGATCGAGCACGACGACGGCTCCATCACGATCAGCCTCGACGGCAAGCCGGTCGAGGAGAACGCCAACGAAGACAACGCCGAGTGGTTCGGCAACATCGTCGACAAGATCGACGAGGGCGAGCTGTCACGCATCGCCGACGAGCTGATCCGCGGCATCGGTGACGACAACGACAGCCGCAAGGACTGGATCGAGGACCGCGCGCAGGGCATCAAGCTGCTGGGCCTGAAGATCGAGGTGCCGGGCATCGGCGGCAGCGCCGAGGGCGCGCCGGTCGAGGGCATGAACCGCGTCCGGCACCCGCTGCTGCTCGAAGCGGTGCTGCGCTTTCAGGCGAACGCGCGCTCCGAGCTGCTGCCGACCGACGGCCCGGTCAAGATCAGGATCGACGACAACAACGGCACGCACCAGACCAACCAGATGGCTGACGCGCTGGAGAAGGACCTCAACCACTACCTGACGGCTATCGCGACCGAGTACTACCCCGACACCGACCGCATGCTGCTGATGCTCGGCTTCGGCGGCCTCTCGTTCAAAAAGGTGTATTTCTGCCCGCTGCGCAACCGGCCGGTCAGCGAGACGGTCGACGCCGAAGACCTGATCGTCAACGCGGCCGCGACCGACATCCGCAGCGCCAAGCGCGCGACGCACCGCGTGATGATGCGGCCCTCGACGGTGAAGCGCCTGCAGATCCTCGGCGTCTACCGCGACATCGAGCTCTCGACGCCGCTGCCGCAGGATCTCGACAGCGCGCAGCGCGAGAAGAAGGCGCAACAGGGCGTCGAGCCCGAGGCGCTGAACCCGGAGGACCGCGACCGCGAGATCTTCGAGTGCTACTGCGAGCTGAACATCAAGGGCTTCGAGCACAAGTGGAAGCGCAAGGAGAGCGGCCTCGAAATCCCGTGGCGCGTGACCATCGACGTCAGCTCGAAGCAGATCCTGTCGGTCGTCCGCAACTACGACGAGGACACCGCGGAGCTGCCCGAGGCGCGGCCCGTGTTCGTCCCGTACATGTTCGTGCCGGGCTTCGGCTTCTACCCCATCGGCTTGTTGCACATCCTCGGCAACACGACCAACGCGATCACCGCGGCGTGGCGCGAGCTGCTCGACGCGGGCATGTTCGCGAACTTCCCGGGCTTTTTGTTCAGCGACGCCGGCGGTCGCCAGAACACGAACATCTTCCGCGTCCCGCCGGGCGGCGGCGCGCTCGTAAAGACGGGCGGCATGCCGCTCAATCAGGCGATCATGCCGCTCCCTTACAAGGAGCCGAGCGGCGCGCTGATGACGCTCGTCGACAACATCGCCACGACCGGCGCCCGACTGGGCGGCACGAGCGAGCAGCAGGTCGGCGAGGGCCGCGCCGACGCGCCCGTGGGCACGACGCTGGCGTTGATCGAGCAGGCGCAGAAGATCCTGAACAGCGTCCACAAGCGCATGCACGCGGCGCAGGCCGAGGAGTTCCAGCTCCTCGTCAAGTGCTTCAAGGAGAACCCGAAGAGCTTCTGGCAGCGCAACCGCCAGCCGGCCTTCGCGTGGGACGAGAAGACCTTCCGCGACGCGCTCGACATGTACGCGCAGTCGCTGGTGCCGCAGGCGGACCCGAACACGGCGAGCCATACGCAGCGCATCATCAAGGTCATGGCCCTGAAGCAGCTGCAGGGCATGAGCCCGCAGCTGTACGATGCCAAGGCCGTCGACACCGCGGCCCTGCAGGCGCTGGGCTGGAACAACCCGGAGCAGTTCTTCGTGCCGGCATCGGCCATGAGCCAGCCCCCACCCGAAGTCCTGAAGGGCATCGAGGAGATCAAGCTCAAGCACAGCGACCAGCAGATCAAGCGAGAAGCGATGCAGATGAAGGGGCAGGCCGACGCCGCGAAGCTGCAGCTCGATCAGGCGAAGCTGCAGCAGGACGGCCAGCTCGGGCAGGCCAAACTGCAGATCGAGGCCAGCAAACCCCCGACGGGGCTCGCGCCGCCCGAGGACAAGAGCCAAGAGCTGGCGCTGAAGGCGGCCGACATCGCGTCGAAGGCCAAGGACGTGCAATTCAAGCAGGAGCGGGCCGTGGTCGAGGATGAGAACCGCGACCTCGAACGGCAGGCGAGCCTGCAGGAGGCCAACCTGAAGCTGGTCGGCGACCTGATGAAGACCAAGACGGCGCAGTCGCACGCGACGACCGAGCGCGAGGCGCAGCACGCGCACGAGAAGGAGATCGCGCGCATGAAGCCGAAGGCAAAGTCGGATGGCTAAGGACGTCAAGCGCGCCCTGATGATCGCACGCGACCCCTACAAGCGCGCGAAGCGCGTGGTATCGACGACCGGTCGCTACGCCGACGGCGGCGCCGTGCAGGAGATCACCTCGGCCGATACGTCGCTCAAGCAGGTTCCGGCGCTGTTCAAGAGCCCGGCGTTCGACAAGAAGCCCGGCCAACGCAATCTCGACCTTGGCGGGGGCAAGTACGACCTCGGCACGCAGCACCTTGCCGACGAACATGGCGTCGAGAGCCACGTCTACGATCCTTTCAACCGCTCGCAGGAGCACAACGACGCGGTGTTGAAGCGGTTTGCGACGAAGAAGGCCGACAGCGTCACGGCAGCGAACGTGCTGAACGTCATCCAGCACCCGCAGCACCGCAAGGCGGTGCTGGAGCAGGCGCGCGACAATCTTCACGACAAGGGCAAGGCGTACTTCAGCATCTACGAAGGCAGCGGGACTGGCGCCGGGAGGCAGACCTCGAAGGGCTGGCAGAATAACCGCAAGGCCGAAGGCTATGTGAACGAAGTGCGGGAGGTGTTCCCCCACGTCGAGCGCAAGGGCAACATCATCATCGCACACAAACGTGCGCTGCGAGCCGACGGCGGCGACGTCGGAGCCAAGCGCGCCCTGATGATCGCCCGCGACCAGCGCGCCCTGCTGCGCCGCATCGCCAACATCTACCCGGGCCCCGGCGGGGGCATGGACCCGTCGCCGGGCGGCGGCGGCTACAGCGGCCCCGGCGGCGGCAAGTACATCGGCCCCTCGCGCTATGCCGAAGGCGGCTCCGTCCCGCCCTTCAAGCTCCACAGCGGCGCGGCGAAGATCATCGGCGCCAAGGGCCAGAAGAAGGCGACGCCGCAGCAGTACGCGGCGATGCCGGGCATCAAGCCCGACGAGCTGAAGCACTCCAAGTTCGACACGCTGGGCACGAAGGCCCTTCCCCGAGAGGAGGTGATCAAGCACCTTGAGGACAATGCCGTCCCGCTGCAGGAGACGGTGCTGGGCGACGGCGACTTCGACCACGGCGAAGCCAAGAGCACCAAGTTCGCCGATGAGACCCTCCCCGGCGGCCAGAACTACCGCGAGGTGCTGCTGCACCTGCCTGATGCAGGCGCTGAAGACTTCCAGAAGCGGCATGCGGCAGCCAAGAAAGCGAAGGCTGATACGTTCGAACACGTGAAGAACATGATGGATCTTCACGGCTACGGCGACCACCCTGAACTGCTGGCGGCACAGCAGGCGTACGTGGACGCCAACAAGGACTTCTCGAAGCTTCAGGGTGAGATCACGGAGCGCGAGAGCACCAGATATCGTTCCGGTCACTGGGAGCAGCCCAACGTCGTCGCGCACGTCCGCATGTCTGACCGCGTGGGGCCGAACGGCGAGACGATCCTCCACCTTGAGGAGGCCCAGAGCGACTGGGGCCAGCAAGGCCGCGATCAGGGTTTCAAAGGTTCGCCGCTCACGGAGCAAGAAGGGGCGCGGCTGCAGGAACTGTCTAATGCGGGGGCAAGAGATAGCAAACACCCTCTCCACGCTGAGTGGACCGAGCTTGGAACTCGCTTTAACGCTTCGCGCGACGGTCTTCCGTCAGGCCCCTACGTCGACAACACGCAGAAGTGGACCGACCTCGCGCTGAAGCGCGTCCTGCACGAGGCCGCGCACGGCGGCTACGACAAGATCGTCGTCACGCCGGGCGACGAGCAGAACAAGCGGTACGACCTGAGCAGTCAGGTAAGGAACATCAGCTACTTCCCCGACATCGGCTATTTGAACGCGGAGACGCACGACGGCGAGGGCCTCGACGAGCACGACGTGAAGCCGGGCGATCTGGCCAAGCACATCGGCAAGGAAGCCGCCGACCGAATCCTGAAGCAGGGGATGCAACGCTACGAGGGTCGCGGCAAGCTGGGCGGCGAATTCTACCACGAGCTTGAGGGCGACGGCCTCAAGATGGGCGGCGCGGGCATGCGCGGCTACTACGACAACATCCTCCCGAAGCGCCTGCAGGCCCTCGCGCAGCAGCACGACCCGCAGGCAAAAGTGAACCTGCACGCACACCCGTTGAAAGACTTCTACGTGAAGCAGTCACCGGGGTATCAGGGAAATGATTTCGAGGCGTTCACCCCGGATGACGCAAGCCTTGGCGCACATCCCACACGCGAAGCAGCCGAAATCGCTATCGCGCAGCGCCGCGCTACTCCCGGCAACGAGACGGCGCCCCTGCACTCCCTCGACGTCACGCCGCAGATGCGCGACAGCATCAAGGGCAACGGCTTCAACTCATTCAAGCGCGGGGGAGATGTAGACGTGGCCAAGAAACCCCCGACGCCCACCATCAAGAAGACGCTCGATCTGCGCCCCGCAGAGACGTTCCCCGATCTGGCGACGCGGTACCCTGAGACGGCGCCTCCCGAGTGGGCCCACGACCCTAAGAAGAAGGTCGACTACCTCGCCAAGCGCCTTTCGCCAGAGGCTCTCGCCGTGCAGACGGCGAAGAAGGTGATCCAGAAGGACATCGAGGAGGGCCGCTACAAACCCTACTTCGATCCGCTCAAGCGATATGACGCCTCCTCGTCCGAATTTGGCGTGAAGGCTCCGACGACGGGCATCAAGAAGGTCAAGCCTGAGACGCAGGTCAAATATGAGGCCCACGCCCGCAGCCCGGAGGCGATACAGCGCCTGTCGGGGGCCTTTGAGAGAGGCATGCTGCAGCCTCGCGAAGCGAGCGACTGGTACCTGATGGGACAGCTCCACAATGAGTACGTCGCCAAGCATGGGCCGAAGATCGGGTCGCGCCTCTTCAAGGAACGCTTCGCGGACGCGATGTCGGCGACGACGGGCGGCGCTGATCCGACGTCGAATTTCCTAACGTCGCACTACGGGAACTACGTCAAGGCGCACAAGCAGCAGTTCCCTGAGAAGTCCTACGACCTGCCGTTCCCCATCGGGGGCCGCTACATCGGGGGCAACATCGACCAGTTCAACAAGATGATCATGCAGGGGAAGGGCGTCACGCCCGCCAACCCCAAGAGGTACAACTTCTCGCACAATTTTCTCGGCGACGCGTCAGGGTCTACCATCGACGAGCAGATGTCGGGCCTCTACGACCCCAAGATGTCGGTCCCTCCCGAGGGAACCTATGGCCACTACGAAGGGGCCCTCGCCGATCTGGCCAAGAAGACTAAAGGCGCGAAGAGCCCCCGGCATTTTCAGGAAGTCGCGTGGGCCGGTGCCAAGGATATAGGGACCAAGGGCGGCTACAGGGCAAGCCCCATGATCTCGCACATCAACCAGAGCATCGAGCGCACGTCGCGCCTTACAGGCCTGAGCCCCGACGAGGTCGTCGCCCAGAACCTTGTCGACGTCAAAGGGCCGATGTTCAAGAAAGGCGGCCGCGTCGGCAAGGCCCACGGCGGTGGCATCGCCCAGCTCCAGCAGAACCTTCAGGGGGCCTTCAGCGACCTCAACCGGCAGGTCGCGGCGCAGGCCCCGCAACAGCAGCAGGCCATGCCGCAGCAGGCCCCCTACGGAGCCTACCAGCGCATGGATGCGCAGGCGAGAGGGGATGCCCCCAACGATGCCAGCCGTGCCCTGATGTATAATGCGCTGAACGGCAAGACCTACGAGGGCCTGTTCCCGAAGGCTGCGACGCCCGCGGCACCGACGGCGCCTGCGCCGGCCGCGCCCGCAGCGCCGGATCCCGTCCCCGTTGACACGGCCAGCCCGCAGACGCCCAACTACAGCGACATGCTGCAGGGCGGCGATGGCGGCGCAGGCTTCAAGCGCGGCGGACGAACCAAGACCCCCGCCAAGTCGAGAAGCATCGTCGAGCACGCGCTCGCAGTAACACGGAGAAAATAGATGAGTGAGATGTCAAAGGCCGCACGCGCGGCCATGAAGGCCAAGGCCAACCGCATGGGCGGCAAGGGCGAGCCGAGGGCCAAGGTCGATTCCTCGGACTGGACGCCGCCCGAGATGATGAACACCGACATGAAGACGGGCATGCGCCCGCTCTCGCGTCGCGCCTTCCGCAAGGGCGGTAAGGTCGTCGAGATGTGCGAGGGCGGCCCTGCCGCCATGCGCGCCGACCGCAAGCAGCGCAAGGCCGGCGGCCGCTCGCTGGTGACGGACCTGATCAACCGCAACGTGAAGAAGGCGAACAAGGCTCGCGAGGGCGGCAACGCCCACATCGGCGGCTATGCCAAGGGCGGCGACGTCGAGCAGGACAAGAAGCTCGTGAAGAAGGCCCTGCGCCAGCACGCCAAGAACCTGCACCACGGCGCGAAGGAAGACATCAAGCTGAAGAAGGGCGGCCGCGCCCACAAGGAAGGGGGCGGCCTGCTGGAGGCGCTCTCCCCCGTGATGCTCGCCAAGAAGCTGATCGAGGGCAAGAAGAGCGGCGGCCGCACGAAGAAGCAGGCTGGCGGCTCAGCTAAAAAGCCTATTCCGGGTGACGCCCCGACGCGGGGCCCCGACGGCGGATCGCAGGCAACTGGTGAACCGTACCGGAATATCGACGAGCTTATGAAGGCCAAAGGCATCGGCAAGAAGAGCGGCGGCGGAACCTACTTCGGCGGCACGCGTCCGACCGGCGGCCGCATGCCGAAGGCCGCAGGCGGCCGTAACAAGGGTGGCAGCTCGCGCGAAATCTTCGACGCGATGTACGCGAAGCAGGCTGCGGAAGACGAGGCCCAGCTGCGCACACCGGAAGGCGAGAAGGGACGGCAGGCGCGCAACGCGATGATGCTCGCGAAGATGCGTCAAGGCCGCAAGCGCGGCGGCCGCGCCAAGGGTAAGACCAACATCGTCATCTCGATCAACGCCGGGAAGCCCGACGATCAGCAGGCGATGATGCCGAAGGCGCCGACGCTGCCGCCAATGCCGCCGCCGCCCATCGTGCCCCCGGGCATGGGCGCGGGCATGCCTCCGATGCCGATGCCGCCCCCCGGCCCGCCCCCGGGCATGCCGCCGGGCATGGGTGGCCCGCCGGGCATGCCCCCGATGCCGCGCAAGCGCGGCGGCCGCGCCGCCTACAAGTCCTTCAAGGACATGGACGCAGGTGCCCTGAGCGGCATGGGCAGGCTGGAGAAGACCGAGATCGAACACGGCAAGCGTGTGGGGCGCCTCTCGGGCGGCCGCGCGCGCTCCTACAAGGACATGGACGCGGGCTCCCTGAGCGGGATGGGGCGCATCGAGAAGACCGCGATCCAGAAGCACAAGCGATAATCGCTGGCCGGCGACCGGGACGCTGCGACGGCTCCTCACGGCGCAGCGTCCCACCTTCGGCCACTGGGAGGAGCCAGTGAAATTCGACACGAGACTGGGCCGCAAGTTCGACGAGCTTGCCGCCGAACGCATGACCGTCATCACGCACAACGTGATGAACGGCACGATGACCGAGCGTGAGTACGCACGGGAAACCGGGCGCTTCCAAGGCCTCCGCGAGGCGCTCGACATCTACGAGGAAGCGGAGGCGATCACCAAAGGCGCAGAGAGGAGCTGACATGCCGCAGATGGCTATGAAACACGAGGTCGATCCGAAGAAGGAGTTGCTCGCCTCGCTTGGCGACGTATCCGGGGTCGACGTCTTCAACAACGCGGTTCTGGTCGCGATCTATGTACGCCCCAGCCGGACCAAGTCGGGCATCTACCTGACGGACAGCTACACTTCCGAGGACCGCATTCAGGGCAAGGCGGGGCTCGTTGTGAAGCAGGGCCCGAGGGCCTTCGTCGACGACCGCGGGGAGTGGTTCGTCGATGCCAACATCAACGAAGGTGACTGGGTCATCTTCAGGCCCAGCGATGGCTGGGCGATCAACGTCAACGGCGTCGCCTGCAGACTGATCGACGACACGGCGATCAGGGGCAAGGTCGACCAGCCCGACCGGGTGTGGTGAGGACAGCATGAGCATCGAAAACGAAGAGATCGTCATCGAGGAAGAGACGCAGCCGAAGGAAGTCACGCTCGACGAAGGCGTCGACGACCTGAAGCAGCGACTGGCCGCGGCCGAGGCGCGCGCCAAGGCCGCCGAGGAGGCGCGTCACAGCGCCGAGCTGGAGGCACACGAGGCACGTGGCACGGTGCAGGAGACCAACCTGCAGCTCGTGTCCAACGCCATCGACACGCTCCGCCAGAGCAACGAGATCGCCAAGGCCAACTACAAGGCGGCCATGTCGAACGGCGACTACGACGCCGCCGCCGGCTATCAGGAGGACATGTCGACCCACGCCGCCAAGCTCCTGCAGCTCGAACAGGGCAAGCAGGCGCTGGAGAACACACCGGCGCCCGTCATGCCGGTGTCGCGCCCGTCGGATCCTGTCGAGGCGTTTGCGGTGCAGCTTTCGCCGCGTTCGGCCGAGTGGGTGCGCAGGCACCCGCAGTTCGTCAACGACCCGCGCCTGAACCAGAAGATGATCGCGGCGCACAATCTGGCCGTGGCCGACGGCCACGCCGCCGACAGCGACGAGTACTTCGATGCTGTCGAAAGCGTGCTGGGGCTCCGCAAGGCCCCCGCGAACGACGAGGCGCTGTCGACTGCCTCAAGGCGCTCGACACCGCCGCCCGCTGCGCCGGTATCCCGCGAGACGCGGGGCGGCAACGTGGTCCGCCTCTCTGGCGAAGAGCGTGAGATGGCCGCGATGATGAAGATGACCCCCGAGGAGTACGCGAAGAACAAGGTCGCGCTCAAGAAGGAAGGACGGTTGAACTGATGGACACGCTGCCCCAGACCACCGGCCGCCGCCGCCGCGCGCGCCGCCCCGAAGAGACGGAAGAGACGGTCCTCGACACGTCTCCGCGCCCCGACATGCGGCCCCCGCTGCGTGACGATGACCCCCGCGCCGCGGCCGCGCGGCGCGAGGCCGAGATCCTCGGCCACCTCGGTGACATGAACGAGGGAACGGATGAGTTCTACTTCTCACCCGACATGGTTCCTGATGGCTGGACCTACGAGTGGAAGCGCCGCACGATCATGGGGCAGGAGGATCCCGCCTATCAGGTCGCGCTCGCCCGCACCGGCTGGGAGGCAGTCCCCGCCCGGCGCCACCCGGAGATGATGCCCGTCAACTGGAAGGGCGACACCATCGAGCGCAAGGGTCAGGTTCTGATGCAGCGCCCGAAGGCGATCACGGATCGCATCGAGGAGATGGACCGGCACCGCGCGCGCAACCAGATCAGGGCGAAGGAGCAGCAGCTCAACGCGGCTCCTCCGGGCACGATGGAAGCCGAGTTCTCCGACGCGCGCACGCGCCCCGTCATCAAGAAGAGCTTCGAGGCGATCCCGATCCCGAAAGACGCATAGGGGTCCGTCTCTCAGTCTGAGGGGGCCTT